TGATGCTGCTGACGATTGTTCCATGAAGTCAAATTGTTTTTGCAGTTGCTCTGCTACTAATTTTGAAACATTACCGGCTGCATCGTCGCGAATAACGCAATTCACCTGTTCCCATTTTGGTTTACCTAACAGATTTACTTTACTGTTATAAACATCAACAACAAAAGTTTCAAACGTTGGATTTGGACGTTTGAATGTTTTAACTTGTTTTGTTAATTCAACTTTATTTGAACTTACACCAAAACCTTCAAAAGAAACGCGATAGCGAAACTTTAATTTTGGCATTAGCATGCCCTGCGTTGATGCGCTCTGGTTAGTAGCTAATGGTACTGTAAATTTGGTTAACGATGAAATTGCCATGGTATAAATTCTCCTTCAGTGTCTATACACTCTTAATAATATTTAGCGTATTTCGGTGAAATGTAGCATAGTTATCTAAAATCATAATATACGCAGTTTATAGTTGAATAATTTGCGTAAATAGTTTATATAGGTTCAAATTATGTCAATCAATTGTAAAATATGTAATGAGGAATTTCCAAGATTTATTCATTGGAGACACTTAAAAACTCACGGTTATGATAGCGATTCTTACAAACGTGAGTTTGGGCCAATTTCTGACCCAACTGTATATGTAATGCCAGAAGAAAGAAAGCAAAGGATATCCGCAAGTGTAGTAAAATACGCATCGGCCCATTCTGATATTATGAAAGAGCGGACTAAAAAAGCAATTCAAACTAAAAAAGAGAATGGCTATGATTTTGGATTACCAATGCGCGGGAAAAAGCAAACTGAGGTATCAAAACAAAAAAGTAGAGAAACGATATTAGCAACGAATGCGAAACGTAGAGAGCGGTCTAATAAAAGCATTATTCAAAAAATCAATGACCTCAATCTAACATTGATCAATAGTATATCAGATATTACCTTTTCTTTGACTTGTAATACTTGCGGTACTAACTTCTCATTCACCAAACAATATTTTCAACCGTCAAAATTTAAACAAACTATCTGTCCTACCTGTTATCCGCGTAGTAAACCAGTAAGCAAAAAAGAGCAGGAGTTATATGATTTTATTAAAAAACTATGCCCCACTGCAATTCAATCATACCGGGCACAGTATCATGACAAAGAAATTGATATTTTTATACCAGAATTAAATATTGGTATTGAATTTAACGGGTTATATTGGCATTCTGAGGAAGTGTTATTAAGTAATAATCGTAATAAGTTGGTTGATCGTGATAAATTGATTTGGGCAAAAAAGAACAACATACGGTTGATACAAATATTCGAGGATGAATGGGACTTATCCCCGCAAATCGTTAAAAGTAGATTGCAAAATATTTTGGGGGTATCTGATATCAAGGTGTATGCAAGGAAATGCTCATTGCAAAAAATAACAGGTTCTGCCGCTGCCAAATTTTGTAACGATAATCATATTATGGGTAAAGGAAGAAGTAATGCCTGCTATGGGTTGTACTATGATAAAAATTTAGTGTCAGTCATGACTTTTTCAAAATCAAATTTGTCAAGGAAAATTGCTGGGTGGGAATTAAATAGATTTTGTTCAAAAACAGGGTATTCCATTGTTGGCGGGGCCAGCAAATTATTTTCAGCGTTTATTAAAGAGCATTCCCCGGCGTCCATCGTCTCTTACTCTGATAATAGGTGGAGTGATGGCGATGTCTATGAAAAATTGGGGTTTACAAAAGTGCATGATGGGATTCCAAATTATTGGTATATTAAGCCTAATTATCCAAAAAGAATTCATAGATTTACTTTGCGAAAAACAAAAAAAGATCCTGATAACATCACGGAATACCAGTTAAGAGCAAATGAGGGATTTTCTCGTATTTGGGACAGTGGCAGCAGTAAGTGGGTCTGGACTACTTCAAATGTGCAATAATTATAATCAAAAAAAAAATAAGGGCCGAAGCCCTTATTTTTGAGTAACATCTAATTATTTGCCGCCTGCCTTGATACCACCTGGGTTTTTCAAGCGAATTGGGATGTAAATAAATTCAACGTCCTTCATAGGTTCGATCGCAACGTCAACATATAGTTCATTGCGAGCAATACGACCATTATCATTGTTGGATTCGTCACAAATAACTAGATAATCGTATACACCGCGTTTAGCAATCAAGTCGTTCAGTGCGCTGGAAATAACCTGTTTGATTTGGTTACGAGTGATAGCATCGTTTGGTTCAAACAAGAATCCATCACCGACGTGTGCCAAAATAGTACGGATATAATTTACCAAACGTGCCACGTTCACACGATCCATTGCGCTTGCGACACCGCTGCGTGTCTTATTACCAAAGTTGGTTAGGCCAACGCCTGGTAACAACGTTAGTGGGTTAATGTTCAACTGATACAGTGCATCACGCATACCTTGGTTGATACCGTTGCGGATAAACGCGCCAGATTTCGCATCAACAAACCCAATGTCTGTTGAGTTGTCAATCAACCCGCGGCGTGTACCTGCGTATGCGAACCATGGGTAAGATACGTTGTCACTCTTGATCGCAGTGCGCAAGATCATGTGACTTGCTGGTACCACGATAGTGTTGCCTCGTAAGTCGTTCGCTAAACCTGATGGGTAGTACACTGCCATGTATGGGTCAGCAGTTGACAAGCCATCGCCGTTCGCGTTTGTAGACCATGCGGTTACGTCCAGCACCTTGGCTGGCAGGTTCATCGGTGTGTCACCAATGATGAAGCCAGTGTTCTTACGGTCGTTGTTCAATGCCACCATGTTGCTGATCAGCTCTGGATAGCCTGGAGTGCATTGCAGGTTGAAACCGAAGCTTTCTTCACGCACTGTGTCGTTGCCGTCAATAGCTGCACGAAGTGCCTTCACAACCATGATGCGTTGAGCTTTGTGGCCCATGTAAGGTGCGCCGTTGTTTTGCAAGCCGCTTACTGTTACCCAAGATGCTTTTTGCAGTGGTAACACTGTAGCATTTGGGAACGCGTCTGCGTTGAAGTAGTTGCTTACGTATTGCTTGACGTTGAAGCCAGTGCGACGTAGGTTGAACATCAGTGTGCCACGTGGGTACAGTCTGTGGTCAGGTGCGTCTAGGTCAGTGTAATCGCTTGTCAGCATGTCTGAAATTGCTGGCATACGACCTGCTACTGGATCAGCAGTACCATCTGTGTCCCAACGTACATCTGCGAAAGCCACACCATTTTGGCTTACCACGTCAGTGTTGTCAATCAAGACCCACTTGCTGCCGTTCCAGCGTGAGATCACTGGGAAATTCTCTAGATCGCCAGTGTTGATCCACAAGTCACCGCGCTCTAACGCTGTGCTGTCTGACTGTGTCTTGGGTGCAATAGGTGCCATGATTGGACCAGCTGGGTCAGTCACTGTCAAGTTAAACCCACGTGCATCGCTCGACACATTACGATAGCCCTTCCAGCCTGATGTCTCATTGATCATGATGTCAACGTCTAATGGGCTGTTGTTAAACCACAGTGTGCCATCAACTGGAGCAGTGTATGGCTGTGTGAACGAGTAGGTGTAGATCATTGATGTGAAGTTTGACAACACTAACTCACCATTTGATTTTATTTTTACCCCTGGGGTAGCTGATGTAAAGCCTGCTGCGGTCAGTGGCGAACCAACTAAGTTTGTAAACCTAATAGTGCCGCCAGAGCGATGAGTAAATGTGATCACGTTGCTTGCTGACACAGTTACATCAACTTCAGGTATGTTAGCACCAAGGATGGCAGAAATAAAATCATCCTTTGTAGTGCCATTCAGTGTAATATCTGTTGAGTTCAACGTAGATGCCCCAGTTTGTGACGAGCGGATTCTAAATTGATCACCAGCAGTAAATGGAGCATTATTGGCTAGCGGTGTACCTGATATTGCCAATTTACCTTTAGTAGTGCGTAAGAACGGACGGTATGAGCAAGTATTATCACCCAATGCATCGCTATACACAATAACTGTGCCAGCCTCGATGCCAAAGCCGCCAGCTGCTGGGTCTAACCTGTATAACGCTTCAGCTTCGGATGAAAACACTTGAGCGGCTACTGGTGTCCATGTGTCCTCAATTTCGTCATACTGTTTAAACGCAAAGTTAGCGCCGTTGCCTAGCACTGATGTCTTTGCCCACACACTACCAGATGGGCGTGGTGTTTGATCAGTTGATCTCCAGTCTGGGACGTTAACATACGCTGAGTACTGAATCGCTGGGCCAGCGAACGTGCCTTGTGGAACACCCATCGCTGCCAATGGTGCTAACAGCCCGTCAACGAGCGAGATCTTGCCGTCAGCGTTGATGCCGTCGCTCTGCGATGCTGAGGTCACTTGGAACACCAGCCTGTTATTTATCACAGACGTTGACACACCTGGAATATTTGCGCTGTTGATGGTAGACGATGCTGTCCACACGTCAGAGCCGTTGATAGTGAGAGCAGGACCGTTGTTGATGATCAACTGGCAGCCTGGGGTCAACACTGGGTTGGCTACGGTGCCAGACACTGTTGAGTAGGCTTGCTGCCACTCTGGGCTGCCAACTCTCGTCCACACGTTGTCACTGCGTTTGTAGAACAGGTAGTTGTTGTTGCTTACTGCCACTACCGCATAAGAGCCAACTGCGCCGACGCTTTGTAGCGGGGTGATGATGCCTGCGTTGTTGAACACTTGCAGGGAGGATGTAATCAATAGCGGAGTAATCGCCGTAAATTCTTGGGCCGCTGCGTTCCACACTTGATAACCCCACACTGTCTTGTTCAGGTCTAACCAGAACGTACCATTCACTGGGTTGCCAATTGGGCGCACTGTGGTGCCTTCAAGTTGGGCTAGGTCAATGTCAGCACGGATGATATACATGCGGTTGACTGAGCCTAATGCGCTGTACGCTGCCATCAAGCCGTACTCGTTGAGTTCGTGGCCGTGTAGTGGCGTACCTGATGCGCTTTGCTTGAACTCTGGATATCCAAAGTTTGTGATCAAGTCTCGCTGTGATGTTACTGCTAACAGTCTGTTAGCATTGATTTTTGCGGTGTATGGGGCAATGGAACCATTGAAAATTTTGTTCTCTGCTGTTGCAAGCAAAATAAATGGGACTGTGCCAACTGCTGTTGAAACGTATTGACTTTCGTCTGTTACGGTAATCTCTAAACCTGGGCTCGTTAACATTTCCTATCTCCTAATAATTTAAGTAATTGTCTTCTGTTCAAACCTAAGTCCATCATTGCTGACTTCATTAATGGGTAAGTTTTCCCATTAATTGTGACTGGTTTAGCATTTGGATTGCCATAACTTCCACGCATTTTTGCAATATCCGACATATGATTCCGCATATCTGCGGTGTGGTGTTTTCCAAAAAATCCATTTTCAGTACCAGATTTTCCAAATAACATTTTTTTCTGGTCAGCAGACATTCTTGAATAGCGGAGTTTCGTTGACTCTGCCATTTTTAACCGTGTATTTTCTGAAACCAGAACTCCAGATTTTGACTCAGAAATTTTTTTCTTGTGCGCCTCAGATTTTGGCATTCTTGAAATAACTCCCAAATCTCCACCTTGCCCGCCAAGAGCAAGATTATATGACTGACCAGACATCACTATTTCATCAGTGACCACCTGTTGTTCAGCCAGTATAAGTTCTTCTTTGGACTTGCAAAAAAATAGTATCTCTTTAACAAAATTTTCCTTACCGTGTTTTTTAACTGCAAGTGACAATAATTTTCCTGACCCCAAATAGCCATCGTTAAGATCAGTAGTCGTGTGCATCCCGACATAAAATTTGCCATTTATTAAGTTAGTAGTTCGATAAATATAAAAAAATTGCATTGAATTTACTTTAACTGTGTTAAAGATATTTAGCCAGATTCGCAAAAAATACGCTGTTTAGCCAGGCTTTATAAAGCCTTCGTGGTAAATACAGTATGAAATCGCGTATTATTTGTCCATGTTGTGGTGTGGAGCCAGTCGCAGTAAACTATCGCAAGGATGGCCGCACATACTATCGCAATAAGTGCGGGCAGTGTTATCGCAAAAATCGCAAGCCGCTACCTGCAGGCTGGATTCGCTCAGGGTACAAGAAAAAAGATAAGTGCGAGCACTGTGGGTTCAAGTTCACGCTGGATGCTCAAGCGTCAGTCCACCACATTGATCTGAATGAGGGAAATAACGATTGGCGCAATCTGCGCACTGTCTGCGCTAACTGTGCGATAGAGTTTGAGCAGAAGAACGCTGTGTGGGCGCCGCCAAAGCGTAGATCTAAACTGCTACCAGATTTTTAGTTTCAACAACTTCATTGATTTTACTCACCAGATCATCAACTGCCGCTACTAACTGTGGCAGTGTACCGTTGTTATCAATAGTGTGGTCAAAATCATAACCAATCCAAGACCATTCTGATGCGTGAATGCGTCTATTGATAGGGTTGGGGGCACTTTCGTTTAATGAGGCAATAATCTGCATGGTGATTTGTTTTTCATCATCAGTGGTACGATTATAGCGATATGCCCAATCATACCAATCTGGCTGTTCCCCACGCTCAACATAAACACACTGCCCATTGAGCCGCTGCACCATACTCAACTCATTGGGGAAACGAGCGTCTGTAATAACGATATTATCCGTGGTTTTTCGCAACTTATTTTCAAGTGACGCTAACCAGATATCATCGTGAAACCCTTTGCGGCACACTTCAGTGCCAAAATTCTGTAATGCCCAGCGTGGGGTTAGTTGTGGCATTTCAAGTCGTTCTGCCCACCATTCATCAACCTTTTCACGCTCTGCTCTGGCGGCTTTGGTTCGCCCTTCCAACATTTCACGGTCCCAACCAAAAATGGCAGAACAGGCGTCTTTGAGTGTTGATGCAAATGACTCACGGCGAAAGCCATAGTTGTCAACCAAAAAATCACCCACTGTGTCTTTACCGGCACCAATTAACCCTGAAACTGAAATTAGCATAATACTCCTTACTCACTATAATTGCGAGTAATTATAGCATTGCTGTGTAATGAATATCAAGCGGAACGGTTATATTTTCGCGTATTTGGCAAAATTGGGGTTGTTAGCCAAGTACAAAGGTCAGTGGGGTA